ACTCCTTTTGGCATTCCTTTTTTATTTTCTTTAGTAGAATCTTTAGTATTAGATTTTTGATCATTAAAACCTTTTACTTTTTTCATTCCATTATTTTCATCTACAAAATTATCTTTTTTAACAAATGTCATTTGCATATTAGCATCATACTTAGATACTTTAGGATCAATAGTACTATATGCTTTAGGATCATTAAATAATTTTTTTGCTACTTTTGCTTTTGTTTTTTCTAAAACTTCATTATTAAATATAGGTTGTTTTGCTAACTCTATTTCCATTCCTATTTTAAATAAATGAGGATTTACCCTGTCAATCATTTGGTATACAGTTAATTGATGGGCTTCATTAATAAGTCTTTTTCCTTTTAATATAGTTACTGCATCATTAAACGAAGTTACTGGGCTAATCCATTGTGAAAAGTTCCTACGAGCTTCTTTTATAAAATGATCTTTTGACACAGTTCCTTGTTTAAATTGCTCGTATAATTTAGTTATATTCATACAGTATTTTTATTTTAATTTTTTAGATTTTTTATATAACTCTCTAGTCAATTCTTTTATATTAAATATAGCATTTTCTGTGTATTTTCTATATTTTAATCCATTATTTTGTTCTGATAGTTCTTCTTTTAACCTATCCATATACTCAAATATCTTATTAATTTCTAAAACTTTTCTTTTTACTTCTTTTACTGCTTGATGAAACTGTTCTGGCGCTTTTCTTGTCTTTGTTTCATTTTTAAATCTAGAGTAATTCTCTTCTAGTTCTTCTAATTTTTCTTCATTAACATCCCAAAGATCTTTAAATTGAAACCCGCCTTTATCTTTAGTATGTCCAGGTCTAAAGTTTTTTATTTCTTTATATCCTGAATATTTATCTTCATTTTTTTTAGTAGTTGCTTTAGTTGCTTTAGGTAAATATCCCTCACCACTTCCTGTTACGGACTCTTCTTCTAATTCCTCTTCTTCTTCACGTAATTTTTGTGTAGCAAATTGATTATTGTAGGATTTCATTTTATTAATTTTATTTGCTCAATTAAATCTATATATTGCAAAACAGACTCAATAGTTTCGTCTTTTACAAACTGATTTTTATTTATTGGTTTTATTAATTTAATAGTCTCAGTCAGTTTTATTTTTGTTACTTGATCTTCTATAGACTCTTTTAAAAAACCAAGCTCTATTTTTATATTACTTATTGTTTTATTAATATATTCTTTTAGATTTTCAGTCTCAGAAATATTATTAATATATTCTTTTAACACGTTTTTTTGTCTATCTGATAGGTTTTTATATCTATCATTAAACTTTTCTACCATTATTTTATATGCTAAAATCCTTATTTCTTTATCTTCTTTTACAAAATCCTCTATTATACTATCAGATTTTTTATTATCATTATTATTAGTACAAACACATTCTAATAAAGTTAATTTATTTTTTAAAATAAAATTAGTGTTTATAGACTTGTTATATATTGATTCAAATATATTATAAATAGAGGCATAAGTTTTATAATTATTAATTTTTGCTTTAAAAAAATTATCTATATTATAATTACTTTTAATTTCTTTAATTAAATTATATTTTAATTTATTTAATACTTCTTGATTTAATTTTTTTCTTTCATCAATGATAGTAGAAATTAGCATTTCTGCCTTTGATTCACTTAATTTATCTTTTACATTAAAAGAAGTATATAGAGAATACTCTTTTCCTAGATCTGTATTATTAAAATATTTTTTTAATAATTTTACAGCTTTAGAATCTTTATTTTCTAATAAATCAGAAGTAGTTTGTCTTACTAATAATTCAAATAAAATACCAGTATTGCGATATTTGCTATGCTTTATTGTCATTAGTTAATTATAAATGTACTATTAATAAATATATTAAGATCTGTATTATTAAATATCTAATATATTATTTTCATCTAGCAAATTAGGATTTTCATATAACTTAGTTTTTCTACCTTTAGTATTCATTTTTGATAGCATATTTTTATTTCTTAGTAATTCTTGCATAGTACTTTCTAATGCTAATGGACTACCTCCTTTAAAATTTAATTTCATATCATCTTCACCAGTTTCAGTTTTTGATTTCAATTCTTTACTTCCCATAGAGTCTCTACCAAAAACACTTTTATCTGTGCCTTTTATTGATGCATATTTATGAGGTCTTCCTGGATTATGATGCATTTCATCAGGATTTTTTTCATTATATCCTACTGGTAAATCTAGATCTAGTCTTTGTTGGCCTGTTTTTCCTCCATATAAACTCGCTAATTGATGCGGAGTTCCAAAAGTAATTCCAGTATCATATGGATCATTACCTTCTTCTTTAATTTGAGTATATCTAAATGCTCTTTTTTGATCTTCTAATACCATATCTTCTAATTCTGAATATTGATCTTCAGAGAAATGGAATATTTTATCATAGATATAATCTCTTGGTAATAATTGGCCATCCATAGCATTTTTAGCTAAATCAATTTTTTCTTTAAATAAAGCAATTCTTTCTTGATCGTAAATAATTGACGGATTTGTTAAAGATAATGTAAAATTAGCTGCAGAAGAATCAGTATATCCATGAGCATATAAATGAACTAATGCTATTTTAGTTAATTCAGAAACTACAATTCTTTGAATTCTTTCTACAGTTCTAGCAAATCTAATATCTTCTGCTGCCAAAGTAGCTTTTCCAGTTAAATCTTTTTCATAACCCATGAAAGCTTTTGGTATTTTTAAAGCTGCAAATAATTTTTCTCTAAAATATTGTACATCTTCTATACCATTATATTCTAATCCTTTTGCTGTATCTATTCTAGTAGATTGGTCATTTCCTCTTACCGGTATGAACATATCCTCAAGCATATTTTGCATATTATACTTAAGATTATATTGTCCTGTACTAGGATCCATTAAAGGAGTTTTTTTCATTTTATTTATCATCCTTTGCATAAAGTTTTCTACTTCTGCAGGAGGAATAGCTCCAATATTTACATAAAAAACTCTTTTTTCGGGAGCTCTAACAATTCTATGTATTAACATTGCATCTTCAATTAATACATATTGTTTAAATAATTTTCTAGCAGGTTCTAAATATGATCTTCCATAAGGTAAATAATTAACATCTCCTGTTAATCTAAAATGCGCCATTTCATAATTATCAAAATAAACGCCTCCTTTATTAGCGCTATTCATAGAATATGCTGAATTAGCTACTATTGCTGCATTAGGGTCAAATCTAAATCTGACCTCATTCATATTTTCTTTATTATATCCTTCTTCTCTTACAATATTATACGCAGAAAATGGTATTACATTATAAACTCCAAAATCTTCGGCTACTTCTAATTTTAAATAAAAGTCACCATATTTACACATATTTCTTATCCAAGACCATAAATTAAATTCAATATTTAATACTGAATAAAATAAGTTATAAAGTAATTTTTGTATATTTTCATCAGAAGATCTAATTTGTAATACTTCAGATTGTTCTGATTTTAAAGTACATTCATCAGATAAAATATCTAAAGCAGATGCAATAATAGCATCTGTATCCATAGCATCATAATCTGCGTATATTTGAACTCTTGCGGATTGATAATTTTGCGCTAAATTAAGATTAACTCCATAAGCGGTAGAAGTAGTATATACTTTATTAAATCTATCAATAAGACTATTTGTTTGTATTACACCTGAGGTCTGTATAGCTTGAGTATCTATAACTTTTATTTGATCTCCTCCTTGATTTCTAATAATAACATCAGTAGAAAATAGTCTACGTAAAACTGAAAATAGGTTTTCTTGCGTTTTTTTATTTTGTTGCTCCATATTTTTTATTTAAATTTTAAATAAGCCAAGAAATGTCTTGATGTTCTGCTCCATTAGATGTTTGAATTTCCATACTCCAAGGATTTTGTGCATAAATATCTCTACTTGTATAATTATTTACATAATTAGACGGATTAGTTTTAGATATGTTATTTATACCAGATGCCGTTAAGCTATCCATTGTTTTTTTAAATCTTAAAGATGTATCTCTTAAGTATAATCCAATAGCAAAACTCATTACTAGATCATCATTATAACCTTGCATAGCTTGTTGTTTATTATTTTTCCAAATAAATACTCTTAATTCTTCTAATAATCTAATTGATCTTATTGTAACTACTTTATTTTCTACAAAATCTCTCATTCTTTCTAATATAAGAGGTCTTGATTTTTGTGTAGTACTAAATCCGGGAACTAATCCAGAATTACGATCAAAAGTATCCATATATTTTTCAAAATCTCCAGTAGATTCTGCTTTATATCCATAATAAAGATTTGTATATCCAGATTCTATAATTGATTGTACTACGTCCCAACCTATATTTGCATTTTCTACAATTAATAATGCTGTATTATATTCTGTAGAAATACTTAATAATATTCTAGCAAAATCTCTAGTATCTATTTGCGCTTTATATTCAGCAACTTGGTATATTGTTTCTGTATCTATAACATGGAATGTAGAATAATCAGATCCATCGCCTCTAGCAACGTCAGCAACAACTATATAACTTTTTAAGGGATCTGGATATTCCCAAATCCATAAATTTTTATCAATTCCTCTTCTTTCTATTGGTTCACAGACTGTATTTAACTCAAACCAAGAAAGAATTTCTGGGTCTACTACACTATTACCTGATGTTGCAAAATCACAATCACATTCTTGAGCAGCATTTCTTACTCCTAATTCTTTTGTTTGAGCATCTCTCCATGATTGATCTCTTTCAGGATGAACTGTCCAAGGGAGAGATATAGGAATAAATTTATTTTCTTTTTTTTGTCCTTTTGTATAAGTTTTATGAAACCAATTACCAATACCATTAGGAGTAGATAGCGCTATACACCTACCACCTGTAGCAAGAGTTTGTTGAGCGGCCGTAAAAATCTCATCTATACGATCAATAAATGCAGCTTCATCAATAACAAGTAAAGATACTGATTCTGAACGAGTTGAATCTCCTGCAGCAGAAACTGCTTTAATTTGAGATCCATTAACTAACTTTAAACTAAGTCTATTATCTTCAAGATCTCCTATTTTTAACCAAGTAGGTAAATTTTGATAAGCAAATCTAACTTTAGTAACCATATTCTTAGCAGTAGATTGGGTTGTTGCTACTACAAGAACGTTTTTATCTTTATTAAATAGCATCAACCATAGTGAATATGCCGAGACTAATGTAGATATTCCTAACTGCCTAGATTTATTTATTATACAATACTCATTTTTTTCATATAATCTTAATACAGCTTCTTGAAATGGGTATAAATCAAAAAGCATCCTACTTTTTACAGGATGCTGTATCATATAATATTTTCTCATAAAGTATACAGGATCTTTTGCGCACTTTATGAATTCTTCTTTTATCCTATCTCTAATTTCTTGTTTTGATTCACTCATTATTTAATAATATATACTATAGTACCTATACTAAAAGCTAAACCTCCAATTATATTATTAATTTTTATTTTAGTTTTTATTTTACTATTTTCTTTTTGTAAAATATTATATTGATCTTTATATAAAGTATTTTTATATTGTTCTAATTTTATTTGAGACATATAATTTGATTCTTTTATATAAAAAATTCTTATTATACTATCTTTAACTATTACTTTAGATTCTGTAAGATTTAATTTTTGTTCAGTTAATTTTAATAAAGCTACAGAAGAATCTAATTTAATTAAATCTTTTGCTATATTTTTTGCAGCATAATATGGTATCTGGATAGTACTAGTATCCGTAGCGCTTTGAGAAAAAGCTGTCAAGCTGAGTAGTAGTATACTTATTAATGTCAGAAATTTTTTCATGGTAATATTCTTTTATAATTATAGTTTTGTTTGATACTCCATCTATTTCACTATCTAATTTATTTATTTTTAAATTTTCTAATAATATTAAACTATCAAATTGTTTTTGTTTTACTTCTAAATTTTTAGATAT